GACCAGCCGAAGCTGTATCTTTCTCTAGCTTTGTATCTAACGTTACCAGTTTCAAAATCGCCTTCCATAGCGGTTTTGATTGGTGCTCTAACAAAGTGTTTTAGTCCATTTGGTACATCTGTTTTAATGAACCATGCGTCTGTATCTGTTAAATAGTGATTGACCACGTAACCTTGTGGAATCACATTCAAAGATACAACAGCACTGATATCATTATCAGCTGTTCCAGTTCTACCGACAGATTTTAATAATCTTTCAGCAGTAAATTGAAGCGCCGAAGGAACAACCATTTTTCTTCCTTGAGCTGCAATTTTTAAACCTCTTTCATCAGTTAGCGCTGCAATGTCAATCATTGCTTGCTCTAATGAAGTTTCGTTTAAGTCTGCTGCAGTTGATAGTTCATTTTGTTCAGTACCAGACACAATAACGTGTGCTGTTGAACAAAGTTCTAAACCATCTCCACCAGTATATGAACTGTTAAACGCTCTATTAAGAACGTTTGCCGCTTTAACTTGTTTCGCGTTAGCCATAGATCTAGCTAATGCTTTTGTATAACGAGACGCGAGTCTGTCATACAAATTGTCTTCAATCGCTTCTTCAGTAATTGAAAACGCTAAAGCAAGCGTTTCATGCGTATAACGAGCCGTGAAAGTTTCAGTTGCTGCGTCGTAGTTAACACTTGAACCTTCAGGTTTTACACCCGCATTTCCGAATCCAGATAACATAACTTCTTCTTCAAAAGCTCTGTCTGAATTTTCTGTATCGAAAATTTGTGAGTGTTCGTTAGCGTAGTTTTTGTACTCCAGGCCAAATAGTGCATTTAAACCTGGCTCTAGTTCCTTAACTAGTTGTGCTCTTGATATTGCCATAATTTATACTCCTATATACCTGTTGCGAATGTAAATACATTCTCACCAGTGCCAAATACAACATATGCGTTGCAATTTGCTGTAGTTGTATCACTGTTGTCTGGATCCTTAGATACACCAATCTGCTTAAGTCCTGAAGCAGTGGTTCCAAATGAAGAAGTATCTAGTTCCTGAGTCGATTGACCAGTAGTAGTACTTCCGCCCACACCTACAAAGTTCCCTGAAGCAAAGTTCAGAGCTGCTGTACCTGTGCCATCGTGTTGTGCTTCAAACACAATGTCTGGGTCCATATATATGGTAGCTACTATATCAGCAGCAGCTGTGCTCGCTGGATAGTATGCTTTCCATGTTGGTTTACTTGTTGTTGGGTCGGTATAATACACACCGCCGAAAACACCTGCTTGTTGCACGTCTCCGACTGTTGCTGCTTCAACACCACCCGCTGTTACTGCTTCAACTACTTGACCAGTATAAATTGCTGTATTGTAGTTATTAGCAATATTAGCTTCTTCTGCTCTGATTTGTCCACCCGTAAGATGTCTTGAAGGTCTAAAACCAAAAGCTGCGTCTTGATTTGCCATATTGTTCTCCTTTGTAAACTACTATTCGTAGTTTACGATTAATTTAAATTCGTTGGATAAGAATCGCTAATAAATTAGTCTTTCTTAGTACCACCGAAGGTTACACGGGACTGCCTCTCAGCATTGATTGGCATTCCTGGGTGCTGTTCCTTCATAAGATCGCTTTCAACCGCGTCGTCTCTGTCTTGAGTAATTTTTCTAAAATACTCATCGCGCGCTTTGACAATCTCTTCTGGTATCCTTGCCAGCAATAGGCCACCAACTCCGATTACCCCTTTGTATTTACCTTCCGTCATCACTGGATATTCTGATCCTGAATATTCATCTCCTCTTACGAGTTCATATCCCGATCTTAATCTGCCGGCCATGTTCTTTGTATCGTCAAAGCCCATAGTTTCGGCTCTTATCCACCTGTGATGAAATCCTGCAGGTGCAGGGGGTGCATCTAAAGATGATGGTGGAGTCCAAACAACTTTTTGAGCAGTTTTTGCTCGGGTTTGGCTCGCACGGGAAGTTTTGATTTTTTCATTAGTCATATGCTTATGCCTCCTTCGTGATTTTTAATTGTTTCGCATATTCTTCAAGTGGCACACCTAATTTTTTAGCGATAGTTACTTGAGATGATGTGAGTCTCACAGTTTTGCGACCAGGTTGAACACTTCGCGTCGCTGACGCTACTGTTTGTGTCGGTTTAGTCGTTCCTTCCGATAATGTTTTTCTATCAAATTTATGCGGAAAGTCAAGTCTCATTCTTTTATCTATTTCAGCATAATAGTCATCAGTATGAGGATCGAAACCTTCTTGCTCAGTTAATTTTTTATGCAAATCAAAAGCTGTATAAGTCATGGCATTATCTTTTCCAAACCACTCGTTTTTATCTGCCCATGCCTCTGCTTTTGGGTCTGCTGGCGGTTGTTGCAGCGCCTGATCTAAAGTAGGAGCTCTGACTTCCTGTGCTTTAGCTTCAGAAACCCTGGCTTTTAAAGCTATTACCCTAGATTCTTCAACACCTAGTTTAGCAATATCTTTTTGTGCTTCAACTTCAGCATTGATATTATTAGCCTCCCTTGCTGCTGCAAGTTTAGCTTTAGCTGCTTCTAGGCCTGATGTAACTTTATTTTCCATAGCGGTTACAAAACTAGGCTCCAATTTCGCCATTCGTGTTCTTAATTGAGAAAGCTCAACTTGACCTCCTTTAGCATATTCCAAAGCAGTTTCCTTTTGTCTTTCCGCTTCACGCCATTTTTTCGTTAGCTTAGCAATTCTCTTTTGAACACCTTCACTGTATTGTTCTAATTCTTCCTTTTTTTCTTCTTCCTTTTTTTCTTCTTTTACTTCTTCCTTTTTTTCTGGTTCTTTATCGTCCTTGCTATCTCGAACATCCACATGCTCATCCAGTTTCTCAGATGTATCATCGGGCTTAGGACTGTCTTGAGTGATTTCATTTTCTAACTCCTTTTCTTTATCTTCTTTTATTTCAACTTCAGTATCTGGTCCTGAAGAATCAATATCAACTGTTTTTTCTTCTTTTGGCATAGTTCCTCCTATGTTTAATTATGTTGAAGCACGGATTCAGGATCTTGTATTGTTCCTAAAACTTCGTCGTCATTTAAGATGCGCACTTCGCCACCTTCTATGGGTAGTCTTGATCCTGCATAACGTGCAAAGATGACCCATTCACCGACCTTGCACCACGGTCCCGTTGGAAATTTTTCTTCATCATGATAGGCCAACGGACCCATCGATAATACATAACCACAGTTTGTGGCAATTCTTAATTTGTCTAAAGATTCTTGTGCTATTAAAATTCCACCTTTGGTCTTTTCTCTAGGTGTAAAGGGCAAAACTAAAAGTCGCCATCCGCTAGGAACGGGCAACTGGGATTTTTGGTTTTTAATATTATCTGGATTTAAAGGTTCTTTTTCTTCAAAAGTTTTATATTTTTCTTGTAGGGCTTCCCTATGTTTTGGGAGTTCCTTTTCCGATGTCGATAACGTTTCCTTGTTCATCATTTTGCTCCTTAGCTTTTAGCAGGTTAGAGATTTCCTGAAGCATGTACTGATAAGTACGTGCCTGTCCTAACATATACTGATATTTCTCCATATTGTCAACACCTCCACTAATCATGGCATCGCCAATTCTTTGAAGATTCTCCCTTAAAAGTTTTTGTAGCTTAGCTACGATTACGAGTGGGTCCATTGAGTATGTCTTTATAATATTTATTGTAACTTGGATTAGATACTTTTACTCCAGCCAAATCACCTTTTATATATGTTCCTATATATGGTTGCGGTTTAGGCAACACGTATTCAAATTTATATTTTGAATTAATAGGTTTCTTGGCCACTATTTTGCTTTTCCGCCCTTTTTATAAACATTGTTTTTTACAACACTTTTACCTTTGCTGTATAGGCCACGAGCTCCAGCAAGTGCACCACCTAGTTGCTTACCAACTCTTTGTACCCCTTTTTTCCATGACTTATTGTCGTTTCTCATTTTTTCTCCTTATTATTTATTCCACCTCGGAATATTTGTGTGCCCTTTATACCAAAAATACTAGCACATACAAGTATCCATAAATTGGTAAACCAACTGGGAAGGGCTTTAAAATGTTCAAAGAAGAGATTTATCTTGTCCATAGCTGCCGGATCGTCTGACCACACCCCATATGCCAGCACCAAAATCGGCAGTGTGAGAATCGCTAAAACGACCTCATCCTTATAATCTTTGTCTCTGGATTCTAGAAGTTTGCCCTGGTAAGATTCCTCGCCTCGGGCCATCTTCTGCGCGTGCATGTGCTGTGCATCAGCCATAGCCATTTTTGTTTCTTGACGCTTTTTATAAATATGACTTCCAGCGTTAAGAGCTAATTTAATTGCGCTAAACCACATACTAATACCAAGTTACTGGTTTTTGTGATCGAGCAGCACGAGTTCCTGTGACAGGATTTTTATCTTTTTTATCCTTGCTCACGGCCACCGGTTTATTGTTTCTATTTGCATCCGGTGTAGGAATCGTTTTCGATTTTCCTAGTGGTGCATAACCTTTCCAAGCCATTTTATCCTCCTATATTGTTTTAGCTAATTTAGGAAATCCACTTATTAGACCTCCCTTATTCGCATGTTTTCGTTTTTCAATACCTGTTATAGTCCCTTTATTAGCAGAAGCATAGAAAACACTTTCTCCTTTTTTAGGACCATATTGTTCTATCATAGATTTTTTAATTTTTTGACCTTTATCGGTTAGAGGCACTATTTCCTCCCCTAGGCTTCATTCTAGCTACTCTTAATCGATTTTGATTTGCCATTTCTTGTTTTTCTAATGAAGTATCTGCTCTTAAATTAGCTAATTCTTCATTTTGATCAAGTTTTTCTTCTTGAACATTTTGATTCATTAATGCCTTCATACGTTCCAAATTAATCTTTTCTTCAGCTTCTTTACGTTTTTGTTCATTGTCAAGTGCTCTAATATCAAGTTCTCTTGATCTTAACTTGGCAATTGGGTCATTTCCAAACTGAGAAGTGATTTTTTTCTCTTCTTTCATGAAATCTTCCATCATTTCAGCAACTAAAATCGCTTTTCTTGCTTCAATCTTCTGTTGTAACTGCATTGCTTGCTGTTGCAACTGTGGATTTTGCTGAATTTGCGGATTTTGTTGCATTTGAGCTAATTGTTGCAATTCATCT